TGCTACCTCACTTATCATTTATTTTATTTATTAAATCCATATAATCCTTACAATATTTTTCATAGAGCGGCTCCAAGACCTCCTTAAAATGTGCTCTTTCAGATGCTGACAGTGTATTTATCTTCACACCCTTATCAATCAACTCATTTTCATACATTCTTTCCTTTTTTGCCCAAATTTCTCAATGCCTTTACTTGCAAAAAGTTTTAAGGCGTTGAGATCTTCTTCCGAAATCTGTCTCAATTCTTTATCCACCACGGTTAGCCCGAGGAAGTCCAAATAACCACAGAATTTATCTAGGTGATCGGCTTTAAATCGGCAAATTGTTGCAGCATCCACACCGATATAATCAGCGGCGTGTGCGTCTTTCGTATTTGCCGATTTTTGCCGTATTAAGTCCGCATTTTTAATTGCGTCTTTGCTTAATTCATTGCGTGCCATTGCAAGTGCCTTGGGGTAAGTTAGTTTTGAAACGGAAAAACATCTTCAATAGAGACTTTTGCACCAAGCGCATTCAGTGCTTGAACAATTTTTTGTGCAACGCCTAAAGATGGTTCACGCAACCCTGTTTCATAGTTGGCGATCCGTGGTTGTCCCCAGCCGATGTGATGAGCAAGCTCTCGCTGAGTAATCCCGAGTTGCCCGCGAATCTGTGAAATATTATTCATAAATAATTTCCTTTTGTGATTTTTAACTGGCATTAAATCACATTATGTAATTTATATCAATCACAAATTGAAATTATATGAATATAACGCAACGTGTTACTATTTGCGCCAAAAGAGGAGATATAAAATGACTACACTTGGCGAGAGAATAAAAGCGTATCGAGAGCAGTTAAAAATCAGTCAAAAAGAATTGGCAGAAAGATGTAATGACATCGATGATCGCAGTGAGAATACGCGCTGGGGACAACCTCGAATTGCTAATTATGAAAAGGGGAACAGAACGCCGGATCTTGAAGATATATCCATCATCAGCAAAGCTCTAGGCATACTTCCTGAGGTTTTAGCATTCGATTCAAACGTAAGCGTGATCGAAGAAAAGGTTTATCGCTATCCACTGTTAAGCCCAATTCAGGCGGGATTATGGACGGATATTAAATCGCTTGAAGGGTTTGATGGTTACGAGATGATTCCAAGTACAGTGATTGCCTCTGAAAACTCGTTTTATTTGCGAATCGAAGGAAAATCCATGCTCCCTCGTTTTAATGAGGGTGATTTGGTATTAATCGATCCCGACATTTTGCCCACTCCGGGGAAATTCGTGGCTGCAATCAATGGCGATAATGAGGCTACGTTTAAACAATACAAAGAGCTTGGCACAAGAACACCGGAAGGCATACCGCACTTTGAGCTTGTTCCGCTTAATCCAATGTTTCCGATACTCAGCTCGCTAAATCAAGAAATTAGGATTATTGGCGTGGCAAGAGAACGTGTCGAAACGTTATAGCGTGAAAGTGGGTTTAACGGGTTGTAATGGTAGATATTAAGTAAAAATGAATATTCTGAATGAACACAAATTTTGTTTAGAAAACAAAGAAGCGGAGGCATTTATTGCCTTATTGAAGGCTTACCAAAAAGATCTCAATTGGGCAAAGTCAAACAACACGCTTTGGCGTTCAATAAATTTCGTTCCCAATTCTGCGGAGGATGAATTAGGCGGCACAATTCCCGGTGCCGTGGTACAAATTGAGTTTAAATATCACAAGCGCATTGCTGAATCTGGGAAGATAGTATTAACATTGTTCAAGCGTAAACAGCAAGAGAAATTGCGCGCCTATCAATTGGAAACCTCCGCAGAGCATAAGGTGACAAGCCACAATGGGATTACGCCAATCTACGGCACACATGAACATATAGGGAAGTTGGTGATCAAAATTAACCCCAAATATGAACTTGATGACATTACAAGTTGGTTTGCTTTCTTTTGTGATAAAATCAATTTAAACTACACAGGCGCACCACTTAAACAACCAAGTGAATAACATGATTAAATTAGACTGCCAATGGCTACAGCAACAAGCATTCTCCAACTGCTACCAAGTGAAAACGGTAAGCGGCGAGGAGGCTATTGGCGTGCAGACATATCACCGTTGGTCTGATGATTCATTGTTATCATTTTATATTCTCCCGTGTGGCGATAAGTTACTTATTACTGACGAAGCGGAATCTATTTTTCACTTCCGAACCATGGGATTGCTGGAAAATAAACGCGCTTGGCGTGGCATTCAAGAAAAGCTTAACGGCACGAAAACCGATGTACAACTTGAACAAGACGGTGAAATTTTTGCACTTTGTCGTCCTGATCAGGTTGCGACAACAATTGCCGATTTTATTTCCTCACTTTGTGCGCTCATGCACTACGAAAGAGAACTGCTTGCGCTGCCTGCTGAAACAGTGGAGCTTGCCGAAGAAGTGGAGCATTATTTAAGACTATGGAAGCCAAGCGCCCAACTTATCCGTGAGCCAAAAGTGCATGGAATTTCCGGGCACAGTTATTCATTTGATTTTCAACTTGATAACCAACTGATTCTTGCAATTGCCCCAACTCCAAACGCAGTAGGCGCCGTTATGCGAAAAACGGGGGATGTTATTAGCGGAAATGATTTAAACGGACGAAATATTACCGTGATTGTTGATAACCGAAGCGATCAACTTTTTGCCGAACACAAAGCGGAAGAAGAAATTCAGATCATCTCAACACTGGCAAATGCCGTCCCGTTAACAAATCTCATCAATCAAGCGATGAAAAACACCAAAACCGCGAACTGATGCGGTTTTATCTTAGCCCCCCAGCTTTGATGCCGCCGACACCCCGCCGACATAGCCCGCCAGCAATGGCGGTTTTTTATTATCCAATCTCCCCTTGCTTAAATTCACCAAATCTTACTTATCCTCCACTCATTTTAATGCAACCCCCAAAAATCTAGCCTCATTACGCTTGCTTAATAGCAACCAAACCTTGCTTACGCTCACCAAACACCTCAAAAAACGACCGCACTTTATATTTTTATTCTCACATTGATTAAAAAATAAGCAATTAAACACATTTTTTAAAAATTTATTTCTTTGAAAATCAATCAATTAATCACAAAACGAAATATTTCTACCTAAATAAATCACATTTTGTGTTGACTATATTATTTCAAAATGTGATACTAAGCCCATCAAAACGAGATACACAATCTCAACGCTCTTTAAAAATTGTGATGAAAAAAGCCCCTTTCGGAGCTTTATAGTTAAGTGAGGATTTCAACCTGAGTTGATTGATTTGTAGATTTAACCAAATCGATAGCGTGTAAGCAATCAGTGTAGTTTTTATAGCCTTCCCCGCTATCTGCAATGATTTTACCGTTATCTGCTTTTAGACGCCATCGCCATTCAATGCGAGAGTCCACATAAGTTTCAAATTTCATAAGGGGTTCCTCAATGAAAAAGTATTTATTCCATTATTACTTCCAAGGCGCCAAATGGGCATGCGATGTTTACGCAAATAACCCGGAAGAAGCCAAAGAAAAAATAAAGGCAATGTCCCAAGCAATCTATGACGGCGAATTAAAATGTGAAATACGCATCCCAGAAAATCCGCTTTCAAGAGTGGCAAGGTTAATTGCAAGAATAACTAAAAATATTCGTTAAGTAAGTGACTATCATCACAATTTTAGACAATTAGGTTCAAAACACATTGATCGCCCAATGGTGAGCAGTTAGTAAAAGTTCGGACGGCAGATAGACCCGACACTGCAACAGCATTATGACAAAAGACATAATCCGACAATGTGTTTAGCTTAAATATGCCGCGGGCAATGAATCCGCAATATTGAGCAAATTTTAAAGACGAGCAAACGCGGCTTAGGCGTGACATACCGGAGAGACGGTAAACTGCCGCGGTAGCTTAATAGGTAAAAGCAACCGGCTCATAACCGGATGATAGTTGAGTTCGAGTCTCTCCCGCGGCACCAATTCAAAGCGCATTCGGCAGAGAGTGAATCCAAGCGCGCAGAAACACAAATGCAAGACAGAGTGCGCTTTGAAATGGCAAACATAAAACAAACGAGGTTAAAAATGGAAGCAACAATCACAGTAATTGAAATTGAAGAAAAACAAAACGAACTCCCCGAAGATGTGAAAGAGCAAATTTGGGAAGCTGTTTTATATCACCAACGGTGTGGCAGAACGAACCCTTTGGATCTCGCAAAAGAGCTTAAAGAGGCGTTTATTTTGATAAATTCTTAAAGCGCTCTACGGTATCACAATCTAAATCATCAAGCTTTTCTTGAAATTCTTTTGATAGTGCCGCAATAAAATTCCCTATGGTTTGCGCATTATTAACATGAAGGTTTAGACCCGCTTTATCATAATGAGCTATTGCAAATTTGTAAGCTAAAAAATCGGCCTGCGATTTTTTCATAAAAATCTCCTTATTTTGTGTTGTGGTTGGGGGGAATTATATTCCTTATGTGTTGTGGTGACAATAAGGGCTTGAGCCTTACAAGCATAAAGAAAGGCAATTATTCAACGGCTCTTGTGTTTGCTAATGGCAAGAGGAAATTAGCAGGTGCCGGAAACGGCAATTAATTAACCATAAGGTTTGTTAAAAAGTATTGTTATTTAAACAGCAGAGGTGCAACTCCTCCAAGAGCCAACTTTAACCCCACGGCCGAGCATGAGGGCTTAAAACTTATGCAGTTTTCATAATTTTGGTTCCTTATGGTTATTTGCCCTCCTCGTGAGGGCTTTTTTTTGAGGTGAAAAATGAAACAACAACGATTTACTACCGCACTTTTAAACGAAAAGCCAAGCATGGCAGAACAAATCATCCGTTGGGTAAACGAAAACTTACTTTTTGCGATTGCATCTGTTGTCACAATTTTGATGATTGTTGCGACGCTTTTTGTCGTATTAGCTACACCGCCCGCACAAGCATTGCCGACGGCAACAGACTATGACGACCACGCGGTAAGCGAACAAATTTCCGCAGATTGGGAGCGTAAGGCAAAAGCTGAATGGATTGCGGAATTTGGTGATGTACCGCCGAATTTAACAACGGAAGGCCGAGTTTACCTTGAGCAGGAAACAGCAAGACTGCAAGGGTTGCGCAATGGAAAGTGAATTTAAAAAGCCGGAATACACGGTAGAAATCCTTGCTAATTGTGGTGGGTTTAGAGGGCTGATAATCAACAAAGGAACAGGATTAGTTGAGCGCAGAACGAAAGTACACGAATCAAAAAATCTTGCACTTAGTGATGTTACTGATACTGCGGTCAGATTTTATCACTCATCACCAAGCAAGACTGTTAGAGGATTGGCGTTAATTGATGGCGTGTATGTTTTGTTAAAGGAGTATGTGAGAGGTCTCTAATGGCAAAAATTAGACGAGGCTCCGTATGGGATTTTGATAATCCTGATGACTATTACGAGCAGTTTGAGACGCAACCGCAGAACGATGATTTTGATGGTGACACGCAAGACATCGATGACGATTGCGAATATTGGAAAAGTGGTTGCTATGGGAGAGGATAAAAATGACAACCGAATTTAATTTAGTTTTAACGACCGAAAGCAAAGTGTTATCTACAAATATTGTTGAGTTTAAAAAACAAGCTGAGCAATTTCTTGCAACGCTCACGAGCAAGTTTGAAACAGATGATGACTTTGCGGCCGCAAAAGAAGAAGTCAAAACCTTAAAAGAGGTTGAAGATAAAATCCGTGCAGCGATTAAGTCGGCACAAAGTGGTGAGATTACGGCATTAATCACCTCCGCTGAAAATATTGCAGAACGGTTTAGACAAGAGCGCTTGGCGCGTGACAAGCTGGTTAAATTGAAAGAATCAGAAGTTAAGCAAGGCATTATCAATGGTGCGCTTGATGAAATTTCGGGAGTCCGTGGCAAGTATGAAAGCTCAATCTCTCTTGCGCTTGAGCAAACTATGCCGAAATCGGTGATAACAAAACGGATCGAAGAAGCGACAAAAAACAAAAGAACGCTCGATGGATTAGTTAAATCGGTTAATGCCGAAAAGGCGTTGGTACTCGCTGAATTAATGTCGGAAATCGCGCGCCTGCAATCGCGTTTAAAACTTATCCCAATCTCGCAAGAATATCTATTCTCCGACGCGGTGAAACTGATTGCCGGTGAAGACGACTTGGAAGAAATTGTGGCTCAGCGTATCGAAGATGAAAAGCAACGCGAAGCGCAACGCAAAGCGGAAGCCGAAGCGGCGGCCGAAAAAGCCAAGCAGGAAGCGGAAGAACAGGCAAAAGTACAAGCGGAAGCGGCGGCGGTTGCGCAGGAAATGGAAGAACAAACTCCATCGGCGACGCCGGCACAAAGTGCGGTAGAAAATCACGGCTTTGTTATCCAAATTTCATTGCCACCGATGCCGCAAGCTGACGCAGTAACCGTCGCGCGCGAAGTTAAAGCGCAATATGGCGACAAATACGAAGTAACATTAAAACCACTTAAAGGATAAATAAAAATGGCAACAGCACTCCAAACTTTAACCGATAAACTTGCGCAACGCTTCGACATGGGCAGCAGTGAAAATCTTTCACAAACCCTCACGGCAACAGCATTCCGTGGGCAAAAAGTTAGCCCAGAACAAATGACCGCCTTACTCGTTGTCGCAAATCAGCATGGATTAAATCCTTGGACGAATGAAATTTATGCGTTCCCTAATAACGGCGGCATTGTGCCAATCGTAGGCGTGGATGGCTGGTCGCGCATTATGAACGATCACCCACAATTTGACGGCATTGAGTTCGATTTGGATGATGAAAAATGCACCTGCCGCATTTATCGCAAAGACCGCTCAAAGCCAACATCCGTAACCGAGTATCTCGCAGAATGTAATCGCAGCACAGCACCTTGGAAATCACACCCTAAACGAATGCTCCGCCACAAAGCAATGATTCAGTGCGCGCGTCTTGCGTTCGGATTTACGGGTATTTATGACCAAGATGAAGCCGAGCGAATTATGGAAAATAACCCACCAATCAACGTAACGCCGAAGCAAAACGTAATCGATGTTAAACCTATTGAACTGATTTCCGCCGAACAGCTGCAAACTTTACAACAACTGATCGAAGTTACCGGTCAGGACGTTGAGAAAGCCCTCGCTTATTACGGCGCGGACAGCATTGAAAGATTATCAACGCAAAGTGCGGTCGATTTTATCGGTAAATTAAACCGCAAACTGGACGCGCGGGAAAACGCCGCCCAAAACAATGATGAAAATCTTGGAGATAATATCCCGCTATGATCGACGGATTAATTACGCTGGATTGCGAACAAGGCTCGGAAGAATGGTTAGCCGCAAGGCTGGGCATTCCGACCGCGACCGGGTTTGAAAACATCGTCACCGCCACCGGCAAGAAATCGGCAAGTTATATTAAATATATGGCGGAGCTGATCGAAGAAAGCATTTTAGGCGGTGGCGATACGTTTAAATCCGGTTTTATGGAGCGCGGCAATCAGTTAGAACCGCAGGCCCGCGCCGCTTACGAGTTTTTAACCGGCAATGACGTTATTCAGGTCGGCGGCGTGTATCTCAACGAAAACCGCGATGTAATGGTTAGCCCCGACGGATTAATTCCGTCGCTCAAAAAAGGACTTGAAATCAAATGCCCGAAAATGAGTACCCATATCCGCTATTTACTTGAGGGCGGCGTACCGGCTGAGTACGTCATTCAAGTGCAGGCGAATTTGTGGGTGACAGGCTACGAAACTTGGGACTTTGTGAGTTACTGCCCCGAGTATCAAAAACAAACGCTTTATTTGTTCACCGCCGAGCGCGACGAAAAACTGATGAAAGCCTTTGACGAACATATCCCGCAATTTGTTAAAACGCTGAAAGCGTATAAGGGCTAAATATGACAAAAGAAGAAAAGCTAAATCTTGTTTATGAAGATTTTGTTGATATGAGAGGAAATAATAAATTTGCTTATTCTGGAAGTCCTAGAGCCCGTAAAAAACATCGCCTATATCGAATTTTCTCTGAGAACTGGGTAAGGGAGGTCAGTGTGGGCGAAATGCACCATAAGATAGCTATGTCTTTTGAGATTTGTAAGGTTGGATATAGCGACTCTGACATTGACAAGATTTACAACAGGTGGATAGCTTCATTGCCACAAATTTCTTTTAAAGTAGAAAAGGCTTCAGGATAAGTCACAAACAATTCAAATCAACCCGCTCCAAAGGCGGGGTTTCTTTTATTTACAAACAACACTTAAATAACAGGAGGCTCGCATGAGCAAAACTAACTTTGATAAAACATTATCTCAACTTAATCGCGGCGAATTAAACGCAGAATTAACTTCTACACTCGCGGA